AAAGCCCATGTTTCGTCTTCTTGTAGAGCTTTAATTTTATCTTCTTTATTACGTTTATTCTTCGCTCGGCGAATCACTTCATATACTAATCTTGGCATTTCATCCTCTATAATAAAATTATTTATATTCGGACATGCTTAGAATGAATCTTACATCCAATAAATTCATTGTAATATTCATCGCTCAATAACACGTCAAACTCAAATTGATATTTAGCTTCATAATAAGAGCATTCTCCTTTCGTTCTACAGAGTTTAAGAATCTCTCTTATATAATTGTCTTCTCCTTTTTCTTCAACCAAAGTTTTTACTTCTTTACTTGATCCGTAATATGTGCGCCAATCAGACTCAACTCTCGTACGAATCCGACGTTTGCGTGACTTAGTCACTGGCAAAACCTTCGGTTTCCAGAAAAACTTTTTACCGATATATTTTTTACCGGTATCTTTTTCGGTGATCATATAAACAAACCCCTGAAATTCTTCAGGGGTTTCGTTAAATTCTTTATTATTATAAACCCACATAAGGGTATGTATATTATCCGTCAGAGTCTAATTCTATGGCATTTGTTGGCTCTCCACAGAAAGGACAATAGTCTACGCCTAATTCTCCTTCTGTATAGATCTCTGATTCTTCACCACAAAAATGACATTCAGTTAGATATGTGTATTCAACCATTAAAAATCAATCTCGCAAGCTCCACCTGCACAAGCTGCTGCACCTAACGTATCAACGTCAGTGTACTTCTTCTCGGTCAGGTCTTGTTCCCAATTAATATCCTTGAAGTTCGCATTAATTTTATTCCATTTATGTAGCAAATACGAATCCTTCAAACAATATTCAGTTTCTTTTAAATTGCCATCAAGATAGTTATTTGCAAAGTTATTAAAGCGACGAATCCAATCTTTCTTCAATGCCGTTTGCGTAGACTCAACCGATAGATCTTCACCCATACCTTGAGCCGTAGAACATGCAGTCCAAAGATTATCAAACGCATTAAGCGCATCAACAACTAAGCCACTCGCAAAGATGGCAGCCGTACCGTATTTATCAACCATCGTATTTGCATCAATAACCCCAGTATTTGGAGCTTGGTTAAAGTCTTTATCACCCATAGAAGATAAGAAAGAAATACCTGCAAAACTACGACGATTCTTAAATACATAGCTTTCAACTTCATCCCAATCTTTTACGATGATTGTATTTGATACGTTATGACGAATACCTTTATCAGCACATAGCTCTTCGTTTGTACCAGCATTTACCCAATGTTCTTGAGCTAGTTTAACTTTTTCAAGATGGTCTACGCCAATCAATTCATCTTTGAGCATTGATCCTTCTTTTGGCAGAATAGGGAATGACACAACTACGTCTGTACCACCTGCTGACCAAACTGATTCTTCTACCATATGAGGATTTGTTTTTTGAATTGCCTGAGTTACCTCAGATTCTTTATTCATCTGAACATTACGAATATACATATTAGAATGCTCAGCATGAATACCACTAGCAGTTTGCAATAGAACCGAAGCATTACCCGATGGCTTAACACAAGTCGTTCTAGCCGCTGGGTTGATTCCAATAACTTCTGCAACTTCTCTATTTGTTTGTCTGACAATATTTGCGCCTTCCTCCAAAATCTCTGGACTAAATAAAATGTCAGGATTATTCATCCATCCTGTGATTGAAACACCTAATAATGCTTCGCGATCAAAGATTGCTTTTGTTGTATCTGGTAAGAATTTAAAATCTGTGTATCCTGCCTGGAGTGTACCAAGGATCGCACCAGCGCGACACGCAGTAAAGAAATCTTCTTTAGTTACACATTTACCGCCATTAATCTCTGTAAGATTACATCCTTGCCAACCAGATACTCCATCGATTTGTGGGAACATTCCAATCTCAACACATGGATTTGTCGTATGTTCAGTTGATTCCACAAATACAAAACCAGGTTCACCAAACTCTTTTACTTTTTTCATGATACGGCCAAACTGCTCTTCAGTAGTTTCATCGCGTACAATTACCGCAGAGTTATTTGAACGTCCACGTTGTGGATTATCTACAAACCAATTACCAGTTTTTGCACTCATCATTTCTTCATCAGTTGGTGAGAACAAGCAAATAGTTGCTGAACGACGTACACCACCTGAAAGAACAGCATCGGCTTCATGCATACAAATATCATATACATTGATAGGACGTAGAGCTACTGGATCTTTTGAATCACCAATTACAGCATATAATAAATGTTCGATATTATCAAGAGCACGGCGTAATCCATCAGGACCTGGTGCTTTAAATCCACCAGAAATCTTTGCACCCTTTGGTCGAATGTTTGATAGATCGAAATATACACGACGACCGGCATAATCAGGATATTTGCCTCCATCTGTAAAATAAGAAGACATAAGAATGTCAACAGCTGTGGCCCATCCTTCAATATCATCTGTAACTACGTGAGTCTTTGCTGGTTTAGTACGAGCCGTTACCTTTGGTAATTTAGCGACATGATGTTCTTGTACAGAAAATCCTGCACCAGCTCCACATAATAGGATATAGAAAATTTCACCAAAGAATGCAGCACGGTCTGCATACGAAGAAGTACAATTGTACATTCTCATTTGATGTTTTAGCAACTGTTCTCCACCAAACTGAAGGGCTCGTTGCGCTCCTAAAACTCTTTGCTCTTTATAGGCTTTTCTAGCTTCTTCTAAATATGGAATCAATCCATTTGCTTTTTCTTTGTATTGGTTAGCGTGCATTTCGATCACTCGATCTACAGCTTCCTCCCAGGTTTCATATCTTTCATTTTCGTCGTTAAAGCGTGAGTAACTATCGTAGAATTTTGTTTCGGACAAAAGTCTACGTGTGTCAACAGAAGCTGTTGCCATATTGCAATTTCCTTATATAAATGATTTTTTTCTTGTGGTATTATATATCAAAACCACGTCTTTGTAAATAGCAATATCTGCTATATTTTATATAAAAACGGCTAGATATTGTAAAAAGAATTAAATTTTTTTATTTGTCCATATTAGAAATTTGTGTCTCGTAATAGGCAATAATTTCTTTTTGCTGTAGGATATATCTACGTATATCGGCTATACCAAGTGATAAGTTTTCATATCCCTTTGGTGTAATAGCCATGAAAGCAGCAACGCCACCAGCTTCTTTTATTCTTTCGATTGATTCTTCTAGATTATCTTCGTTAATAACAAACCATTGAACATCTGGCATATCAACAGGTTTAGGTGCAGCTTGAAGAGGAATGTTTGGATAAACAAATTCTTTTTCAGTTACTACTACCTTCTCCGGCGTCTTCGCGCATGCTGTCAGTGTCAACATTAGGAGTGGTATCAGATAATATATTTTCGATGAGTCTTTCAACGCCACGATTAATTCTCCGTTCAAGATCAGCAGGATCTTCTAACGCTTCTCTTGTAATATCAATTTCAGTAAATCTTTTTCTAAGCCTATCAAGTCCGGCTTCTGACTTTTGTAATGCTTCTTGTAATTCTACAATTTGCAACGCATTAGCATCTGCTTCGTCTTGTAAAGTTTGTACGGTATTTTCTAAAGTTTCAGTAGCGTTTTCAAGTAAAATATTATTTGCTTTAAGTTGTTCTAACTCGGCTTGGGTGTTTTGATAATACCAATATGCTGTATAACCAATTCCACCAAATGTAGCCATCAAAAAGAAAAACAAATATATTCTAAGCATCTGAGTCGAGGTACTTCCTAAACCTTTTTAATACACGAGGCATTTTATCTTTGCGTCTACGTTTATCTATAACAACAGTTCCTGTAGGATTATCTCCAGCTCCTACAACAGAAGCAGTAGTAGTACCACCCATATCTTCTTGAGCTTTACGACCAGCCTCAGAAATATCTTCGCATGTACATGGTTCGTTATTACAAACTCCGCAAACCCATTCTGTCATCTAATTAGCTCCATTGATGAGATATAAACTTTTTGATTTGTATTAATATGAATTGCTTCGTAAATATCAATACCTAATACATCACCAACAGGATAGCAATCTTCTAAAACTCGTACTTGATCTTTTGGCTTTACCATTTCTTCAAACGTAGAGTTTAACATCTTTGCTCCTTGAACTCTATACATTCCAGGAGAAAGCATTTTGTCTTCTAGTAAGAACCAAGTATTCGATTCATTAAGAAAATCTAATGGATCTAAACCTAATTCTTTAATAACCTTTTCGACTGATTGATCAGACATTTTACCATGCTCTTTAATGAGATATAGAGCAGAAGCATACGAACCAATCTTACCGCCAGGTATTAATTTTTTAATATTGTAAACTAATCTATGAAAAGGAGTGTAAACATTTTTTTCTTCAGGAGTTTCAGCCTTCCGAAGTTTTTTGCCTTTTGCATCTATTAGTCCCATTTTAAAAGCTTCAGTGCTTTCAAATGGCGTTACAAGCAACTTAAGAAATCTAAATGTATAAACTAGATCAGCTGCTCTTTTAACAATTCCCATTATGCTTGTCTCACTCTCACCGTACCACCATTATCATAGTATGCTTGTCCTATAGCTACACCACCTAATGCAGCATTAGCTTCGTTAGTAAATGGTCCAGGTAAGTTCCACCCTGATCCATCCACAATGTTTTGAATTACTGTTGTTTCGTTTAGCGTTGTGTTGATAGTTGCAGCATCCACATAACCGGATAGATCAACACTATTACCACTACTAATAGAAAGAGTATCATTTGTCAGGTCCAATGTCTGAACCTCACTTGTAACACTGACTGTGTTAACACTAACCTGATCAAACTTACCTGTGAGTGGATTGAACTTGTATGGCATTATGTCGTTCTTTCAACTGTAAGGACATTGTTGTTTCCATCATATGTCATTTCTAATACCGCTACAGTTTCTCCTGTTGAACCACCGCGTTTATAGGTTGCAGTCAATAGGTTATTACTGCCATCATATGTATTCACGATATAATCATGAGGAGGAACTCCCATAGGATTAGATACATCATTATGTCTATTGAATCTTGGATTTTCTACCATTAGATTTTCCTTAATACTTCTACAACCCGCTCATCCATATCATATTCTGTATATTGTGTATTTTCAATATATCGTAAAAAAATCAAAAACGGTTTTATAATTGGCCAATGGCCTGGATTTAATTTTAATTCTAATATTTTACATCCAGCTTCAATACCAAACATATTAAAAATTATAATAAGATGAT